AAAGACTATGGGATTTGATTTAGGTGATACCGCACAGGATGCTGCAGATGAAGTTGCAGATAATCTACCTGACGGTACTGAGGCACCACCAGAACCAACACAAGGTAATGTTGAAACCTCAGAAGAAGAACCTGTTGATACAGCACCTTCTTCCATTGATCCACCTACTGCTGAACAAGAACCAATAGAGGAACCAAACGATGAGACTGATCGCTGAAGAAATTACAACTGTTGACTTTCTCGCTGAAGAGAAAGATGGCAAGAAGAGTTACTTCATTGAAGGTGTATTCTTGCAAGCGGAACTAAAAAACCGTAACAATAGAATGTATCCATTTAAGACTTTGCAAAACGAAGTCAATAAATATAGCGAGAACTACATTCAAAAAGGGCGTGCCCTTGGAGAACTAGGTCATCCTGACGGACCATCCATTAACTTGGATCGTGTGTCACACAAAATACTTTCTTTGAAAGAAGAGGGTAATAACTTTATTGGTAGAGCAAAATTACTTGATACACCATCAGGTAAAATCGCCAAGTCACTGCTAGACGAGGGCGTAAAATTAGGAGTATCATCCCGTGGCATGGGTTCAATTCGTAAAGAAGAGAACTGCAATGTCGTTATGGATGACTTCATGCTCGCAACTGCAGCAGATATAGTTGCAGATCCTTCAGCACCTGACGCATTTGTGGATGGTATCATGGAAGGAAAAGAATGGATTTGGGATAATGGCATACTTAAAGAGTCTGCTGTTGCACAAATCAAAGACGAAATAGATCAAGCAACTCTGATAAACTTACAAGAACGCAAAGTTTCCGCGTTTGAGAAGTTTTTAAAGAGTCTTTGATTTATAAATAAATACAGACAACGCTTAAAGCAAAACGGAGTTCAAACAATGGCTGAGACCCTCGAAAAAAATCTTGATGATATGGAAAAAGTGACCGAAGGCACTACCCAATCTAAAACTGCGGTTAACAAAGATGCAAAACCAGGCGAACCAATCGATACATCGAAAGGTGGTGCTGCGAAAATCATCGATGTCAACACTGATTCCATGGAAGGTGCGAAAGGAACGAAGAATGCAGGTGCTTCTGCTGCAGGTGCAGTAAAACACGAAGGATCTAAATCTTTATCCACCAAACCAAGTGCAGCATCCGCTAAAATGGAGGACGCAGAAAATGAAGAAGAAGCAATCACTGAAACCAAGTACGACTTTACTCAAGATGTTGACGCTCTTGTCGCAGGTGAAGAACTATCAGAAGAGTTCAGAGCAAAAGCAGTAACAATCTTCGAGGCAGTGGTCACAGAAAAAGTGAACAACGAAGTAAAAGCGTTGCAAGAAGCATTTGAAGAATCTCTAACCGAAGAGGTAGAGAAAATCAAAACAGAATTAGCCGAGAAGGTTGATGACTACTTATCTTATGCTGCTGAAACTTGGATGAAAGAGAATAGTCTCCAAGTAGAGCACGGTATTAAGACTGAGATGAGTGAATCATTCTTCAACGGTCTAAAAGATCTTTTCTTAGATCACAACTTTAGTGTTCCTGAGGAAAAATTCAATCTACTTGACGGTATGGTTGGAGAGTTAGATGAAATGGAAAAGAAACTCAACGAAACAGTCGAATCCAATGTATCTTTGAACAAGAGAATTGGAGAGTTTGTTAAAATGGAGATCGTGAACGAATGCGCTGTTGGTCTAGCAGAAACCCAAAAGGAGAAGTTAGCATCATTAGCAGAGGGTGTTGAGTTTGAAAATGAAGAAGACTTCCGTAAGAAAGTCGAAACGATTAAGGAATCATACTTCACTAGGAAGGCCGAGATTGCAGAATCTGCAAGCGAACCCACCGAAGAAGCATCACAACCCCTTGTCGAATCTACAACAAGTGGCACAATGTCGAAATACGTTGATGCAATCGCTCGTTGGTCCAAATAATTAAACAAAATTACTACTTCAAAAGGAGATAAAAGTACAAATGACTGTACAAAAACTACAAGAGAAGTGGGCACCCGTTCTGAATCACGACGCTCTCCCAGAGATCGGTGACACTTACAAGAAAGGTGTTGTTGCACAACTCTTAGAAAACCAAGAAAAAGCACAGATCGAAGAAGGACAAATCCTTTCTGAGACTCTACAAACAACAGGATACACTGGTGCTTCTACAGCAACAGGTCCAGTTGCAGGTTTCGACCCTGTTCTAATCTCATTGATCAGAAGATCAATGCCTATGCTTATTGCATATGATATTGCAGGTGTTCAACCAATGACAGGTCCTACAGGACTTATCTTTGCAATGAGAACTAACTACGGTTCCGAAAGAGATCCTAACGCATCAGGTTACGATGAAGCATTCTTCAACGAACCAAACGCAGGTTTCTCTGGTGGCGCAGGTACATCCTACGATCCAGGTGCCTCAAGTTCAGCAAACAACGACGCAGAAGGTAACAACCCTGCTGTTCTTAACGATGCCTCTGCAGGTACATATGAACAGACTGGTGACGCTGCAGGTATGTCAACATCAACTGTTGAAGCATTAGATGACAGTGCATCTAACACTGCTTTCAGAGAAATGGGTTTCTCAATCGAGAAAGTAACCGTTACAGCGAAGGCAAGAGCACTAAAGGCAGAGTACAGCATCGAACTTGCTCAAGACTTGAAAGCGATTCATGGTCTTGATGCCGAGCAAGAGTTGTCAAACATTCTGTCAACAGAGATCCTTGCTGAGATCAACAGAGAAGTTGTTAGAACCATTTACACAAACGCTGTAAAAGGTGCACAGAACAACACTTCTACTGCAGGTATCTTTGACCTAGACGTTGACTCAAATGGTAGATGGTCAGTTGAGAAGTTCAAGGGACTATTATTCCAGATTGAAAGAGACGCTAACGCTATCGGACAGGAAACTCGTCGCGGGAAGGGCAACATCATGATCTGCTCTGCAGACGTTGCATCTGCTCTAGGTATGGCAGGAGTTCTAGACTACGCTCCAGGACTACAGGGTAACAACCCTCTAACTGGTGTAGACGATACTTCATCAACTCTTGTTGGTACACTTAACGGACGTATCAAGGTTTATGTTGACCCATATTCAGCAAACGTAGCAGACAAGCACTTCTATGTTACTGGATACAAAGGTACATCACCTTATGACGCAGGATTATTCTACTGTCCTTACGTTCCATTACAGCAAGTTAGAGCAATCAACCCTAACACCTTCCAACCAAAAATTGGTTTCAAGACTCGTTACGGTATGGTATCTAACCCATTCGCTCAGGGACTTACTCAAGGTTCTGGTGCACTTAGTGCTAACAGCAATAAGTACTACAGAAGAGTACAGGTTGCAAACCTAATGTAATAGGCAATATTGCTTATCTTTTAAAGAGGGTGTTGACACCCTCTTTTTTTATGCTATAATATATTTGTTGGACGCAACATGGGAGTGACTGAATAAACTTACTGGCAACCGCTAGTTAAGGTGATGAGACACAGGTGGTGCTGCTACCGCAGGGTAGAACCGACCTACCAGTCGGGTCTCAGGCAACAACGTTTTTACTGCTGTAGTAATGCCCGTTGTTTGTTGGTATACAGGAATCCAACCTCCCTCTTAATTACATCTAAAAGTTATGGTTACGTGGAGAGAACAATTACACTACATCTATATAACTTTTAGAGAAATATTTTTGATATGCCTTTTAAAGATAAAGAAGAAGAAAGAACATATAAAAGAGAGTGGGCAAGAAGAAACGGCAAAACCCTCAAAAGAAACCAAGTGAGTGCGAAAAGAAAAAAACAAATGGTTATAGATGCAAAATCTCATGCATGTGTAATCTGTAATAAAACTTACCCACATCAATGCATGGATCTTCATCACATAGATCCTGATACAAAAATATCTGGCATAGCAGAATTGATGAGGATAGCAAGTTATAAAACATTAAAAGAAGAAATTGATAAATGTGCACCTTTATGTGCTAACTGTCATAGATTGCTACATGCAGGACTAGCAGAACTTCCAGAAGATTTAGTGGTTATAGGATAAGGTTCTAATCTCAACGATTTTATTTTTTAGAACCCGTAGTTGAATCGTGTATAAATAAATCCGAGGATCAAGTATAGTAGTAGGTCATGCCATTAACACGTTTAGATAATCTTATCAGCAGTAAGACTGGTAAGTATCTTTATGTTTCACCTGATGATTTTAATGCAACTGATGCGTTATCTAACAGAGGTAATTCACCAGTAACACCATTCAAGAGTATTCAGAGAGCATTTTTAGAGATAGCGAGATATTCATATTTGCCAGGCTTTGGCAATGATAGGTTTGACCAGTTCAGCATCATGCTGATGCCTGGTATTCACTATATTGACAATAGACCAGGTCTTGCTGATACTAGTGGTATTGATGTATTTGGATTTGATCAAGGTACAAATGCTTGGACAGACACTAGCATTCTTGATCTCTCTAATCCTGATAACATATTCTATAAGTTTAATAACACTGAAGGTGGTGCTATTATTCCTCGTGGTTCCTCACTTGTTGGTTATGATTTAAGAAGAACTGTTGTAAGACCTCTTTATGTTCCTGATCCTGCTGTAACAGAAAGAGAGATTCCTCGCACCGCTATGTTCAACGTAACTGGTGGTTGTTATTTCTGGCAGTTTACTCTTAAAGATGGTCAAACAACATCTGAGTCTCCTCTATTTGATGTTGCAGATGGAACTGGTAAAGTTTACTATGATCCAAATGACTTTACTAAGTTAGCAGCACCAAACTATTCTCACCACAAGCTAACTGTATTTGAATATGCAGATACAGATGAGTTAAATTTATTCTACAGAAAGATTGCTAAAGCATTCTCTGCATATCAACCAACAATTGATGATCCTGGCGAATTTGATACAAGAGTACAAGAGAACAGAATCGTAGGTCCTCTATCCGACTCTAGAATTATTGAGAGTTTAACTCTTACTGATGCTACAACTGATCCTAGTATTCCTGCATCAACTACAGAAGTTACAGTAACAACTAAAGTTGACCATGGATATTTCCAAGGACAATTTGTTGCTATTGCTAACACAGAAATTGATGACGTATTAGAAGGTATCTTCCAGATCAAAGAAATTGATCAAAACGACGCCCGTAAGTTTAAATATGAAGTTCCATTTGTAACAAGTGGAATTGGTAGTAATATTGTATCTGGACAGACTGTAAGTGTTGATACTACACCAGCACTCGGACAGAACGCACAAACATTAGCAGAAGTTGACTCTGTTGAATCTGCATCACCATACGTATTCAACGTATCAATCAGATCTACATGGGGTATTTGTGGTATCTGGGCAAATGGTTTGAAAGCCACTGGTTTCAAATCAATGGTTATCGCTCAGTATACTGGTGTATCTCTACAAAAAGATGATAGAGCATTCATTAGATATGATGAGTTTACAAACACATGGAACCAAGCATCACTTGTAGACGCATTTGCTACAGTTCCATATCACACAAAGGGTGACGCATACTATAAAGATGAGTGGAGAAACTTCCACGTTCGTGCGTCAGAAGATTCATTCATTCAGTGTGTTAGTATCTTTGCTGTTGGTTTTGCTGATCACTTCCTAATGGAAAGTGGTGGTGACATGTCAATCACCAACTCTAACTCTAACTTTGGTAACACATCCTTACATGCTATCGGTTTCAAAGGATTTGCATTCAACCAAGACAAGGGTGGATTCATTACAGATATTATTCCTCCTAAGAAGGTTATTGACAATACTGCCAGCACCAAAAAGATTTCTTACTACACTATTGATATACAAGGAACATTATCAACATCACAGAACTATACTAAGTTGTTCTTAGGTAATGAAGATATTGTAGATCCATTAGTTAGACCAGCAGCAACAATTGATGGTTATAGAATTGGTGCTAAGTCTGACGATAAACTATATGTAAAATTAGATCCAGCACCTGGCACAGATGAGTTCTTCAATGTTTCATTAGAACCAACTGGTTTTGTCAAGTACATTGCAAAAGGATCTATACTCAATCCAACGGGTGGTGTAGTCAATAGCATATATGCCGATGCTGCTAACTTGATTGAAAGTAACAGACGTATGATGCAGGAGGAAGTATTTGGATATATTCTAGAGAAATATCCTAGACTACAAAATATTCCTTATGTCAATCCTGGTTTAGATCCTGCTGGTAACAGATACTTTGATGCTCGTAACTTAATACAAGCAAATAGACAGTGGATTGTTGACACAGCATTTGATGATATGATTAGAACCTATGGATCCTCAGTGATTCAAGGTATTGGTGATGGTAAGTGTAAGAGAGATATCGGTTTAATTGTTGATGCTGTTGCAGAAGATTTAAGAGATGGAGGTAACTCTAATATAATTGCTGCAACCAGAGAATATTTTGATGGTGATGGCAACCCACTAACTAATGGTTTGGTTGGTGAAGAGGACTATGCAACATACGCATTCCGTAGAGCAAAAGATCTATGTAAACTTGCTATTGCTAACTTAGGACCTAATAAGGCAGATTTATACGATCCTGATCCTAATAGTAACCTAGCACCATATGGTATTAATGTAGGTAAGACAGGTTCACAGGCAGAACTAGATGGTGACACAACAAATGGTGTTACTATTGACTTAGCACTCAAGGCAGATCCAGCATCCCGTTACAAAGATGCCCGTAACAGAATTGTTGCTAACAAAGACTTTATCCTTGACGCAGCAGTCGCAGAAATATCTGTATATCATCCTGACTTCTATCATCCTACTGATACACAGACAAACTCACAGTCAAGACTTGCTGATGCATTCCGTCTAATCAGGAGAAACTCATCTGAAATTAGAGACAAGGCACTTGCTCAAATTGCTGTTGATCATCCTAACTTCTATATTGATGGAGACCAGCAGACTGATGAAGGATCAAGATACGCATCTGCATATCGTTTAATTCAGAAGAACAGAGATCAGATTGTTGACACTGCACTAGCAGAAACAACTGTACAGCATCCAGACTATTATTTTGTTGGAGATCAACAGACTGATGCACGTTCAAGATATGCTGATGGTTATCGTTTAATCGTACAGAACAGAACAGAGATTGTAAACACAGCATGGGCAAACATGCTTGTATCATATCCTAACCATGGACAGTATGAAGAAAAATGTAAGCGTGACCTAGACATCTTTGTAGAAGCAATAGGTTTAGACTTATTTGTTGGTGGTAACAAATACTCACGTAAGTTTATTCAGGAATACTTTGAAGCTTCAGGTGCATGGATCAGTGGTGGATTACAAGGAGAGGAACAGCAAAGTATAGAAGCATTCAACCAAGCAAGAGATCAGATGAAACTTGCTGTTGCTAACCAGTTAAGTATTCAAGATCCAACTGTTACACCAGGTCCTGCACAGTATAATGGTGGTGGTGGAGACATTGCTAATAATAATGCTGGTGCATGTGATGATGTACAGTCTGCTATTGTAACTTTGACTGACATCGTTACCACACAAGTTGCTAACGGTAATCTTAACTCACTTCCTGCTGAGACATCATACATTGCAGGACCTGGCGAAGAGAAGTGTCGTAGAGATATTGGTATCTTTGTTGACTCAGTTGCACTTGACTTATTCTGTTTAGGTAATGTTTACTCATATAGATTTGCAGCAGAGTTCTTCACAAATGCTACAACACCTGAGTTCTCATTCAACTCAGCAGTATACAATACTAACTTCAACAAAGCTGCTGAGATGATGAAGAAAGCGATGACCAATCAGCTTTACTTCAAGGACAATGGAACACAGGGAGCAATAGACAGGACTGCAGATAACGCACCTGGCTCAGCATATGGTCAAGTATCTAAAGATTTCACACCTCATGATGCTAGTTATAATGCAACAACTGGTGACTTAATTCTTAGCATTGCTAATCATGGTTTAAGTAATGGTGACATGATTAAGATCGCAGATGATTCATTGTCATTTAAGTGTGAAATGGATGGATACTCTAGTGTACACACATATCCAAGAGCAACTGACCCTGCATCTGGACAGTATCTAGAGATTA